CTTAATACAGGGTGTGTAGCAAATACTTGTGTAGGTACTACATTTGAAGTAACACAAAAAACTATAACAGTTGAAAATGTTTCTGTAAAGCAAGTTCAATGTTGGAAGGAGTTTAAAGACCAAGTTATAGTAGAGTCTTATAAGAATGGCATCAATATGCCTGACTTAACAGGGACTCAGTTAGCTCAAGTTATTATTGATAGAGTAAGAACAGGTATTCAGTCTGATATGGTACGAAATATGTGGGCAGGAATGGCATCAGGAGCAGGAATACCTGCAGTAGCAGACTGTACTTATACTTCTATGGGAGCAGGTCTTTGGGACTTACTTGCTGCAGATAATAACTTTGCAGGTGCAAATAAATTAGCTACAGTAAAAGGAACAGTATTAGGAGCAGCACAAATAACTGCAGCTTACGAAACAGTTGGAGGTACTATCAATATTGTAGATGTTGCTAAATTATTAGACAAAGCTTTTGCAGGCGCACCTGCTGAATTACAGCAAGTAGCTGCAGGAGAAAAAAGAATGTTTGTTACACCAAATATTTACAATGCTTACTACGCTTCTTTAACTTTAGTAGCTCAAACAGGAGCAGTTGATTACGGACATTCAGAAGCTCAAGCAGGAAAATCAAGATTATTCTTTAGAGGAGTAGAAGTTGTTGCTATGTATGAGTGGGACACAGCTTTAACGGTAAGAACAGGAGCAGATTTACCTGCTATCTTTACAGTACAGGATTCAGCAGCAGCAGCAGTAAACACTAAGCAAGGAGTTATCTATACAGCTACAGCTAATTTATTTATTGGTACAGATGTTACTGCACCTGAGAATGAGTTAAAAATGTTCTATGATGAGGTTTCTGATAATATGCTTGTTCGTTCTTACTTCACAATGGGCTTCCAATACGGATGGACTAACTTGATTTATGGAGCTTGTTTAACATCATAATCTAACAGTAAATAGGGTGGGAGAAATTCCACCCTAAATACTTTTATTAATTTTAAAAAATAAAATAAAATGGCAATAACAAAAGGAATTAATATAGAATGTTCTGATATGATTGGTGCAGGTGGGATCAGAAATGTTCTTATCAGAACTTGGAAAACTGATGATATAGTATTATATGGTAATACCAATATAACTCACGAAATAACAAGTATTAAGAATAGTACTAATAATGCTGAGTGGTTTAATTATGAGTTTAAGCAAGAATTACCTTCGTTAACCGTTACTGCAGCAAGAGAAAATGGCTCTACCTCTTATGAGTGTAGTTTAAACTTTATGATGCCTGAGATGGATAATCCTAAGGCAGCAGGATTACAAGCCCTTATGGACACTTGTATGATGGTAATAGCTGTTGGTAACAATGGAAAAGCTTATGTTTTAGGAGTAAGTCAGAAGTATAGTAATGAAAAGGCTATGCTTCGTAATCAAACTTATGCTAGTATGACAGGAGCTGAAGGTGCTACAGGAGCAGGAATAAATGATGATAATGGTTGGACTGTAACAATGGGATGTAAGCAATGGGAAGCTCCTAGACTTTATACAGGTACTTTAGCATTATACACTAATACAGGTTCAGGAACAGGAACATCTACTACAACATAATAATTAATAATTAAAAAATAAAATAAAATGGCAATAGCAGATGGAATGGCAATTAATTGTTCTGACTTACAAGCAGTAGGGGGAACAAGATGGATAGCAGTAAGGAAGTTTGAAGGTACAGATGTAGTTACCTTTGACAATACTTTACACACTATTATAGATATAGAGCAACCTGCAAACACAGCTGCAGTTTGGGGTGTATTTGAAACTAGAATTGAATCTTCTTCTTTAACAATATCAGGTACTAACGAGGGTAAAGAATTTTCAACTTACGAGTGTACTTTATCTTGGTTTATTCCGGGATTAACAACAGTACAATTTCAATCATTATATGATTTTGATGGAGCTTGTTTAATGGCTCTAATTGTAGATAATAATGATACAACTTCAGGAACGACACCACCTAGTTCAAATCAACTTCACAATAAGGTAATAGGGGTTTCAGGAACTTTATCAAATCAGGACAGTACAGTAGCATTACCTGAAGATACTAATCCTCAGAGAACTCAGCAATGGTGTAGACTTCAGTCAGTTGAAGGTGGTACAGGATCAGCTTTCTCTGATGAGATTGGTGTTACGGTAACTCTTGTTGCTAGGCAATTTGAAATACCTAGAGCTTATACGGGTTCTATAACTCTTGGAACTACAGGTTTAACTTTGGAAACAGATTCATAAATTATATATAAGGAGGTGTTAGTTAATAACACTTCCTTATTAATATCTTTTACATTATGTGTGATTGTAATACAGAAAAAAGTTTAATTTTGATAAATATATATACGGAAATGGCAGAATACAAAGTAAATGACAAAGCTCCTAAAGGATTAGTTCTTTCAGGAAGGGATAAGGAAAGTCTTGGTAAGGAGTTTGTAGATTTTAGAGGAGAAATGAGTCAAGCTCAGTTAGCTTACGCTTATGAAGAATTAAATATGACTGATTATATAGATAAAACTGATAAAGTAAATGAAAAAGCAACAACCAACAAATCAACAACCAAAAAAGCAGCAACAACAATTACGAAAAACTCAGAAGAAGAATAACACTTTTGAGTTCGGAGTATTTGATTTAACAGTTCCACCTAGTATTACTGAAGTAAAAGACCTTAAATCGCTTAATAACGATTGGGTTCCTTTTGGAGATGATAATCTATTTCCTCAGTATTTAGCAGAATTAAAGAGAAAGTCCTCTACACATAGAAGTGTATTGGCTCAAAAGACTGTGTTTACAAGTGGAGCTAAATTTGTTTGTGAGAACGAATCCCTAAGAGAATTTATTGAGGATGTTAATGCTGATAAAGAATCTTTAAGAGATGTATTTAAGAAATTAGCAGATGATTACTATACTTTTGGTAATGCTTATATGGAGTGCGTTATATATGATGGAGGTGTAAATCTTTACCATTTAGATGCAACTACTGTAAGAATGTCTAAGACTAAGAAAGAGGTTTATGTAAACCCTGATTGGTGTAAGTATTGGAATCAAGATAAAAAAATAAAAAGACTACCTATATACCCTAGAGTAGCACATAACAAGTTTGTAATTCACTTTAAGGATTACGAGCCTACATTTAACTTTTACGGACTTCCTGATTATGTAGCAGCATTAGAGCATATCTGTGTTGATTACGAAATTGGAAAATGGAATCATACTAAATTTTTAAACGGATTTCAGCCTTCAGCTATCGTTGAGATTAGTGGAGATATGGGAGAGGAGGAAGCTCAGAAAATGGTTCACGAAGCTCAAAAGAAGTTTGTAGGAGAAGGAAATAATGGGAAGATATTGTTTATAGTAAAGAATGGAGATACATCTCCTGCCAATGTTCAAATCATTAAAGATGATCAAGAGGGTAGTTGGATTGATTTACAACAAATTACCGACCAAAATATTATAACTGCTAATAGATGGCAGCCATCACTTTCAGGTATTGTTAGCTCAGGTAAAATGAACAACACAGGAAGTGAAATTAGAATAGCTTACGACTTAGTAATGACTACAGTAATTAGAGATACTTCTGAGTTATTATTAAATGGTATCAGAACAGTTCTTTACAATGAGTTAGGCTATGACCCTAAAGACTTAAAGATTCATTATGAGCCACCAATCTCTTATTCTAATGATGTAGACATAAAACAAGTTTTAACTATAAACGAACAAAGAAGATTGATAGATGAGGATTTACCAATGCTAGAAGATGGAGATATGTTTGTTGCAGACAGAGAGGTTATAGTGGTTGAAAAAGATGATGATGGAGATGGAGAGGTAGAAAGAAAAGAAATAACAGTAGAACAATAAGATATGGGTAATACTAAACAATATAAAACACTAGTAAGTGCAGGAGAAGTAATTGATAAGACCTTCACTAACAAGAATACCGACCCTGTATTAGTTTCAGAGAACACTATTGTATTGTCTGAGTTAGCTCATATCAGACCTTTACTAGGAGAAAAGTTTTATGCAGAATTAAAACTTCAACATGATACAGGAACTTTAAGTGTTAATAATCAGGCGTTTATGACTTATTACCTAGAAGATACCTTGTCTTGGTTTGTTAGGTTTGAGGTTGTTAATGATATTATGAGTAATATATCATCTAGTGGAGTAGTTAATAATATAGATGAGTTCTCAAGAATAATAAGTCAAGATACGTATAATACATTCAAGCAAGACACATATAGAAAGGCAGATATATTTGCTAACGATATGATGGACTTTTTGAATGGTACTGACCAAACAGGACTATACCCTACATTTGCTAGTAATAGACCTAAGAGTATGAGTGATACATATAAGAATCATGGAATGATATTCTATGATAGTATATATGGTTATAATGGTGTTGATGGTTGTTATAGCTGTGGAAATCCTTATGTAAGGGGTAAATCAAATTGTAATTGTTAAAATAATATAATATGGCTGCAAACGAACACAAAAATTTACTAGATGTTAATAGGCATAATCCTTTAGGATATGAACGAGCTGCTAATGAAACGGTACTTTCTAAAGGAGAAGGGTCAAGTTATGCTGCTAGAGATGGACAATTACAATGGGCATCTAGGTCTACTATGGGCGTAACTAATCACAAGATGCAGGGATATACTACAGGAAATGCAAATTACAAATACGGAGAGGATATAGCAGATACTAGGTCGCCTTTTGAGATGTCTGTTAGTTACGGAAGTTCTACTGTTAGTGAAGGAAGTATTCTTCCTGCAGAGCTTTTCAGAATTGGTCAATCTTGTACGATACCTGAAGTTTCTTCAGTTACTTCTATTGATGGTTGGATTACTTCTAATTCAACAAATTCTATTGTAATTGCTATATGTAAGGTTACTCCTGTTACAG